TCTACACTATCCTCTTCGTCGGCAGCGTCAGATGTGTATAAGAGACAGTTCCAATACCGCCTGTAGCTACTGGATCCCATCCCATATTGATTGGGTAATGGAATACTTGCGAGAAGTAACCAGCCGATCTACGCGCACCTAAAGCTGTTCCTGCGTCATACCAAGTCTGCTCACGCACGTTATAAATGATCACGTCATTGCACTCAGTTGAGGTGCCGCGAGGATAGAACCACCAAATCTCGCCATAACGAGGAACTTTAGTCGCATAGACCTTCTGACGCTGTGCATAGTTCAGATTGTCGAAGAACCAGTTCTGATTCATGTTGTTTGGGATTTCTTTTACAACACCGTTGTAAAGCAAGAATCTATCCACACCGCACCAGTAATAGATACCGTCATATTCAATGACAGACTGGGATGAAAGGATAGAAGACTGGCTAGAAATAATGTCATAGCGCCAGAAAAGCGTAGTAGTTGTGGCACCAGCTGTAATCGTTGTCGGGTTATAAGAGACACGAATTAAGGAATCCAATGACCAGAACAAGCCAGAAGGTGAGTTAGAGCCGCCACGAACTGGTAAGCCTGCAACAATTTTTGAACCTGCTACGTTTGTCTCGTTAGCATCAGCACTTGTCCAGTCAGTAGGATCGCCAGCGGCACAATTCTTGATCAGACCATTATTGCCAAACACAAATACATAAGGATGCAAGACAACTACGCCGCCGCTGACAGAAATAGGGGTAGCGCCATCCAACATAGCTGACATAGTCGTGCCTGCTACATTACCAATCAAAACTGGGGTATTAACATCGCTTGCAATGTCGCTTAGATTTTGACCGGGGTGTGCTACTAGACTCTCTTGACCGCTACCTGTGGTGTCGTAAAAGGTATCAAACTGCCACAAGTTGGTTGCGTTATTTGTAAAGTTGGACAAGGTGAAGTCAGAGACGCCTGATCCAGTCCCTGAATTAGTAATTGGGATGACTTGCAGACCGTCTGCATAACCGTTGAAGACGTAATTGAAGCTATTCTGTGGATTGACATAGATACCACGAGACGGGCCTGCCAAGCCTTCAGAAATCTGTCTGTAGCCTAGTATTTTACGAGGGCGACCACGTTGAAAACGTACCCATCTACCATCGTTATAGAACTCTTTGTCAAAATCCGTACCATCACGCTGAATACCGGGTTTTGTATCTAAGGCAAAAACTTTTTTTGTCACGAGAATGTGCCTCCAAAGATGCCGTCTTCAAAGTTCCCTGTACCTATTACATTCATCGAACCTGTAGAAAAATCAACTAAATCAGTACCCAAGATAGAAATGTTCATGTTTCCAGCTGATGGGCGATAAATACCTGTAGATGTCTCTAAGGCGAAATTAAGCGCAGGAGTGCCTACAGTTCCGTTAACTAAACTAATCGCTGTAGCGCCTGCCTGAACCGTATTAGCGTTCAATAAATTGGTGCCATCGCAAATGAGGGTAGCTTGCTGCCCCGGTGGGATAATAGCCACAGCACTACTAGGAATGCCAGTCGTTAAGGTCAGCGTATGACCGTTGTCTACCGTCTGGTTACTGATAACATAAATGTTAACCGTAGGTGGGTAGTTGACAGTTACGTTCCCAGAAAGCGATCCTACGTACTCCTGAATCGTATTGGATGCCTCAGTAGGGGTTAGGGTGTAAGTACCAGTTGTTACAGGCTTAACTAATGCTGTAAATACAAAGTTGGTACTAACGCCATATCCAATCGCTATATACTCAGTTCCAGTACAAATTAGGAATGCAGATTCCGATGGTTGGAAATTCTTAATTGTGTTTCCATCAATTAATTCACCACCTGAGCAAGAAATAGTGATTGTTCCTGTGCCGTTATTCTTAAATAATGCAAACCAGTTATCACCTAAGCTAGCAGCTAACGGAAGAACCGCTGTCCCAGAACCACCCTCCCAGATTTTTACCTGCGCACGATCAGTGCTTGCAAAGGTATAACCCGTAGTCATCAGGGTAGTCGGGTGACTTTGATTTAGCGTGCTAGAAATAGCTAAAATTCCATAGCCTTGCAGAGTTGCAGCATCCACATTAGCTGTAGCTACACCAAAGTAAATCACGCCCCAAGTGCCAGCAGGGGTAGGATTAGCTGTGATGTAGATGTACTTAGCCTCGCCTGCAGCTACTGTACAGATCGTATTGCCATCGTAGTCAACAACGGTAAAAGTATTAGAACCTAAGCTGCGAATTAGGGAATCAGTACCTACGGAGGTCTGATTTGCAGGCGGCATGTAAAGCTTTAGCCCTGTAGTAGTGGCATTTATCTCCATTACTCGAGCAGCATAATTACCAGTCGCATTGCCGTTGATAGGCCAAGCTAAATGTGTATTTGCCGATATGGTAAGTTGTATATAGCTGACGTCTGTTGGCTGTACGACGTCGCCAGTAAATGGGCTAACGTAACTCATGAATCCACCGCCACAGCTTGCCTATCCCCGATACGCTGAGTATTTTCAGCCTTCAGGGTGTTAATGATCAAATCGTACTCCGCACGCCACATAGGAAGTCTCTCGTCGTTCTTTAAGAACGGCATAGCCTGCAATAGAGAGCCGTAGAGCATTGCTTGCGGTGCGTAGGTAGTAAACCAGTTTGTTTGGTTTGAAGAGTCTAGCGGCTGCACACGCTCGTAATACAGTACCTCAAAGGTATAGTCATCCGCAGGGGTCGGAGCTATTAGCCAATGGCTGTAGTCATAGTCTGCGTAATACTTTGGGAGGTCTTCTTGGGTCGCGTCAGGCCAGTATTGTCTTAAATATTCATACTCACGCAAAAATACTGGGGTTCTTTGACCGTCTAGGGTCACGTTCATTGACACCGTCTTGTGCCATCTAGCAGGCTTAGCAATAATGTTCGTACCCTGCGTCATGGTACTTTCGTTGACTGTCAGGTTACCCAAGAACTTGATCTGAGAGGCGATAACCTGCTCAGCGAGCATAATAAAAGTTGGGATTTTCTCAAGTGTTGCGGTGTCTGTACGCTCTAGGTAGGTCGAAATATCGTCTACTAAAGAATCGTACGTCATAACAGCGGCTGTCGGCATATATCACCTTGATAAATACATTGCACGTTCTTCGTTGCGGCGACGTACTAGACCTTTATTTACGATCCCCGCTGCTTTGGTATACAGCAAGAAGGCGTCTGCCGCACCATCGTAGTCCCCACGATTGTGGCGCATTCTGATACTTGATCTTTGCAATGTGCCAAGTCCACAATTGAAGGAGAATGAAACCAAAGCATCAAACCGACCCTGAGTAAGCCCCACAGGGCAATACCTAAGAACACCAGATTCAAAGCGTCGTAAGTCACTTTTGAGTATCTCATCAACCTCCCCCATTGTCAAAGTTCTATCCCATTCTTTAGGACATTGCAACTTGCCTGCAGCCTTAGCTGCTTTCCTCTCATCAAGCGACATTTTCATATGCTCAGGAGGTGCAATTAAATGTCCGACTGCGGTTGTCCACAACAAGATGTGATCAAGGTAAGGTTTCATCCTTACCCCTTCATTCACCTTAATGGACGCTAAGCAACGGTCTGAGACGTTCATTTTCTAGCAAATGCCTGTGTGCCGAACCAGAAGCTTACGACTGATGCCCAGATAGTCTGAGTCTCATCATCCCATAAGATGTTCAAAGCAGTGTCAAACGGTACATTAGTGTGGATAGCGTAGTAGAAGCCAAATACATCCACAAACACTAGCAGAAAGAATAAGCCAAAGGTAATAGCTGGGCGCACGCTAGCACGCATATTAATCACCCACTGGCTAGCACCTTGACCGATAGCTATGTCATGCGCATATAGGGCTTGACGCTCATCTGCAGCGGATTGAATCTCTAACTGATGTGTCTTGATCTCTTCTATGTGTTCCTGAGATTGAAAGCCTGCAGCTTGCATACGCAGCTGTTGATCCATCTGCATAGCAGCCATAGCAAGCTCATGCTTCTTGTCCTGCCTATCTTGAAAGAAGTTAAGCAGGTTAGGTAGACCGCCAGATAAAAATGATATGAGGGTAGAGAATAGTGTCAGCATTATTATGCTCCTTGCTTAAACATCCAATTAATAAACCATGCAAAACCTGCAATGATTAACGTAATCACGAACCCACCTACACAGTTGTAGATGACGTTCAATGCTTTTTGTCTTTGTCGTTTATTCCGCATCTTCTCAGCGGCTATTGCGAGCCTAGCTTCGGTCGCTGCTTTTCTTGCTTCTTCTGCTTTCTCTTCACGCTGCTTACGTAGTCGTATCAGCCCTTCAGAGAATTCGTCCCAGAGTCCAGCTTCATCAAAGTGATAGATAAAGTAGTGCTTGACCTGAGCGTAATACTGTTTAATCTCTCGATCTATTGCCATCATTTCCATGACGTATTCTGCATCGGAGATTGCATCAGGTACATGTCTACCGTCTGCTATTGCTTCATCCTGCGCCTTCTTTGCTTCTTCTAACTGAGTACGGCTAGACTCGTATTTGCTTGCTGCCGTGAAAAACTTTTTTATCGGTGAAAGTGATTCGCCTAACTTCTTACCTGAATCAACACATTCTTGTACGCTTTCTACTGCTTCCCTCGCCTCGTCAGCCGCAGACTTAATGCTATTAACTACTAGCTTTACGCCTTGTATAGCCAACCCTATAGTGATCGGGTCGATCATGATTCATCCTCATTTGTCAGCTTTGTTGTCTAGCTTATCGAATATCTGTTTCAGGATTAATTTAATCTCACTAATGTCAGCACGATAGTCATCCTTTTGTACATAGGACATAGGAAGCTCAGATAGCTTGTCCTCAAGTTTTTGCAGCTTCTTAGTTACAGAGTTAAATACAAACACCAATAGAAAGCCTGCGATAGCAACTACAAAGTTAAATACGACTTGGTTTTCCATGATCATTCATCCGCCTACGCCATCTGCATATCCAAATTTCTTGAGCATATTATCAACCCATTCGTCTGATACATATTCATCACCTTCTGCTGGCTCTGGCTTTTCACCTGACCATAAAAACATAGCAAATTCTTGTGCATCTACGTTAAATGGGTCAAGCGGGATGTAAGAATTTGTTTGTATGTTATAAATCATGTTTTCCAAAACCTGACCTTGCGTATCACGATATTGTTTATACATTTATAGCTCCGCACTTGCAGTTAGTGAAACAAAAATATTTGCTGATACTGTCCAGTTAGCACTTCCATTAAATATTTGTGCTGTTCTTGTCGTTCCGTTTTGTGCTGCAAATGTTCCATTACTACCAACATTAGCAGTATAAGTAGCATTTGAAAATGTAGGGGTTGCTCTCATAGGAACAGGGAAAACATAAGCACTTGGAACTATAGTTGCACTAGTGGCAACGCCAAAAAACTCTGAAGTTGCTACATAAGCATACCTCTGACAAAGCTGCAACTCAGTACCGTATGGACGATAGTCAAAAGCGGTAGCGGTAGAGCCTTTTTCTAACTGCCAACCAGTAACGTCAATATAATCATTAGCACCAGCAGTTCCAGATGTAGTATTAGAACCGATAAAAACCATAAGTTCTTGTATGGTAGAACCTAGTGTTGCTGTGTAAGTAAACTTCTGCCATGAAGTAGTTAAAGTAACAGTAGTCTGTTGGTTTACTGTGCCTGTCCATGTACCAGCTAAATAACTTGCTAATCCTTGATCTGCGGCAGTTCCAGTAGATATTGAAACAATAGCAAGTGATGACGCTGAACTAAAATTTGCGCCACATCTAGCCCAAAAAGATAGCGTTACTGTTTGTCCTTGTAAATCTTGAAGATTTTTAGACTCTATAATCTGACCAGTATAGTAATTAGCAGTGCCAGTATTTCCGCTGTTTCTTTGCGCTCTAGCAGCATTAGGAAACCCATCAAGCCCAGTAGATGATATTTGGGAAAAAGTTGCTGCTGTACTTAACCCACTAAACCCCCACATACGATCTACAAAATACCCACTAGTATTGGTTGTAGAAAGCGCTGTTGATCTTTGGTTAATCGCACAATTGCCATTTATCAGGCGATTCTTGAACATCGTATATTGCGCATTGGTTGCGCTTAACATCCCACCGTCTACAACTGTTAAAGCCATGATCTATCCTTACTCGTAGAGAATGTTAACTGAACCAGCGTCAAATACATCAGTACCATTATTAGTTGTTAATCGTATACGATCTAATAACCCAGTACCTCCAGTTAAAGTTTTAGCGCTACCACCAGTAAATATATAATTATCGCCACGACCTAATGTAACCGTCATTGTCCAAGTATTAAGCCCTATATAAGTAATTACTGCTGTTCCATAAACCAATACAGCTCCACCAAAGTCTGGCGAAAGCGGAAGCCCATTAGAAAAAGAAACTCCTTTGTAGGCTGCGCCCGGATTACCACCAAAATAACCTGCTGCGCCAGCATACCCAGTAGTTTCTATACCAGAAGACGTGCCAAGTTGAATTAAAAGTGCGCTAATGCCGTTTGTACTAACACCACTTAACATTACAGTTACACGCTTTACGCCACTTGGGATGCCAGTAAAATCAATGCTAGTGCCTGACGTAGAAGCTACTGCTGTTCCGCTAGTT